TAAAACTTCTTCTAATATCTTATTAATATTTTTATTTTCCCAATAGGGAATTCGAAGTAAAGAAATGTTATTTTCTAAACAATATATGGTTTTTATTTTATCGTTTATTATTGTATTGTTAAAAACGCATATTGCTTTTTCTTTGGGGATATATTGATGAAGCATATAATGTAATTCTCCATCGTATTCTATACATAAGTTATAATCAGGTAAGTAAAAATCAAAAGGAAGAGTATTTTTTCTTTTACAATTTGCAAATTTATGTTGAAAAAAATATTTTATTTGTAAATTATCCAGAGATTTTATAATCTCTTTCTCTCCTTTAGAAGAATTACATCTTGGGCAACCATATCCTCTTAGTATATTATTTGGGGAAACATTCCATTCTTTTTCACATTTATTGTGTCGCATTAATATTTTCTTTTTTGTAGAAATATAAATACCCATAACACTATATTCGTCTCCGTATTTGTCTTTTATTTCTTGACAAAATACTTTTTGAGATTTTTTTGTGTTTTTAATTTGTTGTTCTTTAACACAACGCTGACATTTTTTTCTTATAAGAAAATTACTCGCTATAATCTTAAAGCTTCTTTTACAAAGATTATGAAAAACAATTATCTTACTTTTATTTCCATAATATTCTTTACTTATAAGAGAAAATTCTCCATCGTTTATTGACGAGATTTGCTCACATAATTCTTTATAAGAAGTACGTTGTTTTTCCCCAACGGTTTTTCTAGAGCATATTGGGCATCTCCTTCCCATTAAAAATTTATTTGGAGATATTTTCCATTCATAACCGCATATATTATGACGGGTTAATAATTTTGTTCTTGTATCAACATATCTATCTAATACAGAATATTCTTTTCCAACTAACTCTTGAATACGGGTTATGTACTCTGTATCCTGTAGTTTTTTTGTCATTCTCTATTTCCTTTCGAGCCATAATAATATCTTCAACTTTAAGGGCATTATTCTCAAACACTCTTCCAGCTTAACTGTGCGTGCGAAATAAAAATATTTTTCATCAAATCCCAATATGGGAATATGGCACTTAAATATAAGATATTCTTCAATACGCTTGTCTTTACATCGGAATTTATTATCGATTATATGAAGATTAGTAATCATTTCATAGGTTACCCTCCTATCGAATCATTCCATACTTTTGCCTTCCACCAATCGTCTCCACAAAGCATGGCATTATCCAAAAAGGTTGTAGCTTCTGCATATTCTTTTTGTTGTTTAGCAATCATTTCACGCATTTTTTGTTCAACCACAAAATTATTGTCTTGAATTGCTAATTTGAGTAATTCTCCAATACTTGTGGTAGTTAATACTTCTCTATCTAAATATATCTGTGCTAAACCCACAATAGAAATAAATTGCATATTCACTTCATCGATTTCAGGAATAAATACATCAGTATTTAAATCGGTTAAAAGAGACAGAAATTCTTTACCGTGTCCTGTTTCTTCCTCGTGTTGACCTTCAAAATGTTTTGCAAGATTATCTAAACCTTTATTCCTAAGAAAAGCGCAAACAAACATATAGAGATTTGCATTATAAAATTCATGTCCTATTTGTTCACATAATGCAGCTTTTAAACTTTCGTTCATTAATGATGTCATAATTAAATTTTACCTCCTCTTCCCAAATTCGAACCTTCCGTTCTTGTTTGTTCAGTTTCTTCAGATATTTCGGATACAGATTTTGTTGGTCTACCTGCTTTAGCGGGTTGCCCGGTCTCAGTAGTCTTTCCTTCGGTTTTTGCGGGAGTAACAGTTTTTGCTGGTTGTGTTACTTGTGTTTTAGCAATTTTTTGCTGATTTTCGGAAGCTTTGTCAGCAATATCCATTTGATTTTTAGCGGTTTGTTCAGCTAAATCCATTTGCTGTTTACCAGTTATTTCTGCTATTTGTTTTTGACCTTCGAGAGCAGGAGGAGAAAGCAAATCCATGAAGCCAGTTGCTTTTGCTTCTTCCATTTGTTTTCTGAGATGATGGGGTTTCATTCCAATCGCCGCACTAATTTTTTGAGGTAAAATAATTCCAACATTAAACAACTGCATTGCTGCATCTAATCTTTGTTGTCTGTTCAAAAAGAACTGTGTACCTTCAAAAGTAAATTTAAATTTAAACGATTTTGTAAATTTATTTACAAGATAATTTAAAAAGATATTAAACTGGTCATATAACGCTATCATCATTTGCTCATCGACGTTTAAACTCAATTGTGTTTCGAGTACATTTGGTTTAATATCGCTTGTAAATATTAAATTCGTATTTACACCGCTAGAAGCCAATGTTGTTTTTAAGTAGCTATCATATAGTTCGTTTTCTGAATCGAANCTGATACCTTTTAAATCTTCCAAAGGCGCAGCCGCAACTTTTATAGCTTCACTAATGGCGCTTTTAACCAACGCCATGAATTTTCCTAACAAATCAGGGCTAATAGCTATACTATCTTTTACTGTTGCTTTTATATCCCTATTGAGCATTGGTACTTGTCCAACAATCATTTTACTTGCCGCAGCCATGCTTGCGCTTTTTTGCAAATTACGCATTAAAGCCTGTAAAATCAAGTCACTAAATAAAGGAGTAAAATACGGCAATCTGGTTGCAAGTTCAGGAGAATACTTAAAACATACTCCTACATCTATGGGTACATCAACCCAATAAATCCATGTAGAACTTCTTAATTCAGGCGACATAGAAGGAATATATGGTTTTGGTGCATTTCCATTTATCCATATCTCTCTATATTTCTTCTTAAAGAAATCTGGATACATATTAATGTCAACACCAGACAATAAGAACCAATACATATTAAAACTGAATAAGAAACCACCCTCCCACCTTCCTGTTATTTTACAATAATCAGCAGGAAGTTCTTGTAATATAATAGCATTTCCTAAATCTCGAATACAAGCAAAATAAGCATCATTTCTAACCATTTGTTTAACAGCAACGCTTAGTTCTTTCTTATAAGCAAATTTATCGAGAACATCTTCTACCGCTTTTAAATCTTTTTTATACTTTGGAGTATCATAGTCCTTTGGTTCAGCGTCGGATGTATAAGTAACATCAAATGCAAGCATATCTGCCATATAAGTAATAAGACGCTTATAAACCATTGATTTCATTTCAAAATCTTGTGAAAAACCACGAAGTTGCAATTCATTATCTTTAGGATTAGTTAATGCTTGATTAAGAGTGTCTTCGGTAGCAGCCATCGGGTTGAGAGTTATATCTCTCATCCGTGAAGATATTAAATCTGGATTTAGATAACTTGTATAGCCACGAGCGAATTCTATGATGTCCCACACGGTTTGTTCATCAAGTAAGATTTCTCCATTATCCTTTATTTCTGTATTATCTGTCATTGCCTACCTCCATTCACAACAAATGTGGTCCCCAAGAATTCCATTTCATCATCCCACAAAGAATATTTATCTCTCAACAAGTCTGTATCCATTAAACTTATATAATAATTCATATAACTTACAGAAGTATAACGGTCTTTACGAGAACCAGCGGGTTCAACTAATTTAACTAAACCATTTGCCGGAGCCATTTCTAAAGCAATACTTTCGTTTATAAACAAACTTGTTTGTAAATGGGCTTGCAAAAGATAAGCCCTTATACCAGTATCTTCTTGGTCTAAAATATCTTTATTTCCAGATTTTATTAAAAATTCTTCTTCACTATTGTCATCGATTAAAAATGCGATTAGCTTTTTCTTTAATCGCTCTCTAAATTTTACCGCAATTAGAGAATTTAAAGGTGCGGTAGCGGAAATTGGAAATATGCAGGGAATAGCATCCTGCCCCAAAGTCCTACTAATTAATTCATCATATACTTTTGTTTCTACGTTTACAGTATTCATTACAGTATAGGGTTTATATTCAACCCCTCTTATTTCATCCTTTGTTACTGAAGTTAGAGTATCAAAGACGCTGATACCCGCATTTGCTAAGTCGAGCACCAATACATCTCCCTGAAACTCTTCATATATTTGTTTTATTCTTAAAGCTTGTAGATTTGTGTTTTTACCATTATGAGATTCCATATAAACCACTTCGGTTAACCAACCTTTTTTGCTTGGTAATAATCTTCCGCAAGTTATAATTGTATTATCATTTGTCGAACCTGCTCTCATAGCCACATCAACAGATACTATACGCATTTCATCTGTTAATTTGGGTATGTCATATTTATTTACTTTACTCGTTATGTAGACTTCATCCCTAATGGGTCTCCAACTTCTTTTTATACTTCTTTCAAAAAGCCCGAGCTTATAGAACGATAAATTTGTTGAACCATATGGCACATTTCCATACTCCATCAAAAATGTTATTGCATCCATATTATTTTTTTCTCTTATCATTTGTTTTCTTGTTTTTATGCCGTGATGGATAGAAATTGGATAGTCTAAAAATAACGCTTTTGTATTAGTGTCTCCATCAACAATCATTTTTAAAAACCTCTTGGTTTCTGGATACCATTCATATGATTTGTAATGTGCAGAAGAAATGATAATTTCTTGTGGTTCTTCCCTGAGTTCTGGAATTTTTGAATATTCCGGATTTTTCATATAGGGAACTTGTCTTGACACAAGAAAAGGGCGAATAATAGAATCTATAATTTCATTTGGAATTAAACGCCGTTCCTCTAGGACTGTTACATGAGACCTATGCCCTCTTCCCGACTCCCCCGAAACAACAACATTAATCTTCGAACCATTAAAAAACGTCATCTCCCATTTGTTTTGATTAGTAACAAGATTGGAACATTCTCTGGCAATATTAGGATGTTCATCCCTTAAAGACCTACATTTTTCTGAAATAATAAGCCCCGCTTGTGCTTTTGTAGAAGAAGCTAGTGCTATAATTGTCCCGGGGTATAAAATACATCTAGTAATAGAATACACCGCTATAAGCCATGACTTCGCGCTTGCGCGAGATGCAATACCTACAAATTCCGTACTGCGCGCCATTAGATTAAGCCAAAAACGTTGATATGGATAGAGAGGTACACCCATATAGTGTTCCACGAAATATGATGGATTCCATCTATAAAAACTAACCCAAGATTTTAGCCGATTTTTTCTAGCGATATCCATTTCGCTGCTTGTAACCATTTTAATAGGGTCATTTGCTTTACTATAATATTTCATTTTACTAAGTGGAGGGGTTGATGATTTCTTGATTTTCTTCATGTTTTTTCCTCCAATATTCTTTTTTTGCGTCTCCCATTTTCTTTTTGGTTTCTTCTGATAAAACTTTTCCCTTTTGAAACATGCTAATTTTTTTCTTTGTTTCTTCGGAAATTATTCTTCCTTTTTGGATATCGGATAATTTTTTCTTTGTTTCTTCTGAATGATGTTTTCCCAAAAAATTCTTATTTCCTTTACCTATTCCTTTTTTTGCATTGGATAATTTTTTCTTTGTTTCTTCGGGCATCACTTTCCCGAAATTAGGGGATTTCTCTCCACTCATCCCGAACATGGGGTTATTTTCTCCTTTTCTAGATTCGCTCATTTTCTTTTTAACTTCTTCGGAGTAATGTTTTCCAGTATTGAATTCGGATAATTTTTTTCTTGTTTCTTCTGAAACTATTTTTCCTCTATGTTTTAATCCTATTTTTATTTTTGTTTCATCAGAATGTTTATGCCCGAAAATTCCTTCTCCCCCTCTGCTTAAATTATATCCGTTTCCATCTAGAAAAAAGGAATTATAATATGCCACAAAATAAATTTCCATTAACCTTAATTTTTCTTCATATATCGGGTATTCTTCTATAATCCAAAAATTAAAATTCGTTTCTCCATATTTTTTCCAAGCATTTAACAGATATGTATTTTCGTGATAATGCCCTCGCAATTGTGTTTTATGCTCTCTCCATCTTTTAGATATGTTATTAGAATATCCTATATATTTTTTACCGTTTACTAAATTTTCAATGCAATAAATTCCACTACTCATTTTTTCTCCTTATCTCTGTAATAAGTTCTGAAATATAATACTGTAGCAACAGGCATTCAGAATATGCTTTTCGGGAATGACCCTATTTGCTACAGTTTATTACTAATTGTTAATTTATTTCCTCATCGAGATTCACAAAATTATTTACTTCTCCATCATCAAATTCTCTTTCCATTTCTTCATTTTCGTCAGTATTAAAATCCCGACTTCCCATAATAAAGTTTTTGAGAGGGCGTACAATATACTTTTGGAAGTACTCCTCGGTATTCCCCACATCCCTATAAATTTCTCCCCTTGAGTCTGATTTCAACCATTGGGCTGGCTCACTACGTTCTATATCGGCAATCCATTGTCCAAAAGTATCTGCCCCACTATTCATGTCATTGGCTTTCGCCGTATATGGGGATATCTTTAAATTTTTCATTAATTCTTGTAATTCTTTTACAAGTTTATCTGTAGAATTTCCTGCAAGTCTTGCTTTTTTAATGTCTAAAAGATTAAAACAGGTTTGCTTTAATAAGACAACCTCCGCCCGGGTATCCGAAGAATGGGTTTGCTTAAAACTTGCATATTCTTTTTCTAAAAATAAAACATCTTCCTCTGGAATATCTTCTCCCCAAAATTCTATCACGTCTTGTGGAATTGGTATCTTTTTAATATCTACTTGTTTTTCTGTAAAAATTGTACCCACATCTTCGTATTGAAAATCATTT